ACTAAAAGACAAGCAGCATTTATAGGACAGTGCCAACATGAGTCAAACAACTTCCGAACTCTTGAAGAGAACCTTCATTACTCTGCCAATGGACTTATGCGTACATGGCCCTCAAGATTTCCTGATGTTGATGTGGCTGAGAAATACGCAGAAAATCCAGAAAAGATTGCTAACAAAGTGTATGCTGGTAGAATGGGGAACACCCAAGATGGTGATGGGTTTGCGTTCCGTGGCAGAGGAGTTATACAGCTAACTGGGCGTGACGAGTATAAAAATTGTGGGGATGCTCTAAAACTTAACTTAATAGATTTTCCTAATAACTTACTAGTACCTCAATATGCAGCTTTAAGTGCAGGTTGGTTTTGGAATAAAAAAGGCTTAAATGCTTTAGCCGATGAAGGTGATTTAAAAGAAATGACCCGCCGTATTAATGGCGGTATGGATGGATATAACGAGCGAGTTGCGTATATTGCAGCAGCACAAAAAGCACTGGATACCTACTAATGCCTTTACAAAAACTACAATTTAGACCTGGTTTAAACCGTGAAGGCACTGATTACTCTAACGAGGGTGGTTGGTATGATGGGGATAAGATTAGGTTTCGTTCTGGCTTTCCAGAAAAAATTGGCGGTTGGATTAGATTTGCTAATTCTACGTTTGTAGGAGTATGTAGAGATTTATGGAACTGGGTTGATTTAGCTGGTAATAACTATGTAGGTATGGGTACTAGCAAGAAATACTATATTGCAAGGGGCGGTTCCTTTTACGATATAACCCCTATATATCAAACTAATACTTTAGCAACAAACCCATTTAGTACCCAATCTGGTTCTAATATTGTTACCATTAATGACCCAAACTATACTCCTAACGTAGGGGATTACATAATTATTTCTGGTGCAACTGCTGTTGGTGGTATTATTTTAAGTGGTGAATATGTAATTACTTCAGTTCCCAGTGCTATTACTTATACTGTTGTTGCAACTAATAATGCCTCATCTACAGCTACAGGCGGCGGTTCTTCTGTAGTAATCCAATATGAATTACCTTCTGGTCTAGATGTATATACGACAGGTACTGGATGGGGTGCAGGTTCTTGGTCACCTACTATTCTTACAACTTTAGGGGCTAACCCTTTCGCTACTACTTCTGGTAGCAGTACTGTAACGGTCACTTACCCAGCGCATAATCTTATTACAGGTAACTACATAGCTTTTGCAGGGGCTACTACTTTTGCTAGCATACCGCTAAACATGATTAACAACACCTTTGCTATTACGGTTACTGGTGTAAATACATTTACTATTACCCTTCCTAGCGGCTTTACGGCTACAGCTACTACAACAGGTGGTGGTTCAGCAGTTATTGTTTATCCGCAATATGGCACAAGGGGATGGGGTACAGCTGCTACTATTGGTGTTGGTTCGCAACTACGTCTTTGGTCTAGCGATAACTTCGGTCAAAACCTCTTGCTTGCCCCCAGAGGCGGTCAACTTTATTATTGGCAAGATGCAACTGGTACTAGCGTACGGGCACAGCCTTTAAGTACTTTATCTACATACAATGGCTACTCAGGAGCATATGTTCCTACTAATACTAACCAAGTTCTTTCTTCAGCTATCCAGCGTTTTGTGATTGCTTTTGGTGCTAATAGCTATCTAGCTGGAACTCCTAATACGCAATTTAACCCAATGCTAGTTCGTTGGTCAGATCAGGGTAATGAATATCAGTGGGTTCCTTCAATAACAAACCAATCAGGTGAGTTTCCATTATCTAACGGCTCTTATATTATGGGGGCTCGTGCAACCCGCCAAGAGATTCTCGTTTGGACTGATTCATGCCTATATTCTATGCAGTACTTAGGCTCTCCTTATGTTTGGGGTTTCCAAGTATTGATGGATAACATTTCCTGTATTTCACCTAATGCCATGATTACGGTTAACAACGTAACTTACTGGATGGGCACAGAGAAGTTCTATATGTATTCTGGTACTGTGCAAACTCTACCATGCTCGTTACGTCAGTATATTTTTGACGATATTAATGAAAACCAAGCCTATCAGATATTTGCAGGGGCTAACGAAGGTTATAACGAAGTATGGTGGTACTACTGTTCTAATGAGTCTAATAACGTTATTGATAAGTACGTCGTATATAACTATTTAGATAGGGTTTGGTATTACGGTACTATGTCTAGAACTGCATGGTTAGAAACAGGTATCCAACAATACCCAGTAACTGCTAACTATTTAACAAGTGCGGTATTCTCTGGATTTATTTCTGGTACAACGTTAACAGTTACTAATATGACTTCTGGGGTAATTTCTTTAGATACCACTTTATCGGGTACAGGAGTTACAACAAATACAACGATTGCAGATTATGGTACAGGTACTGGCGGTGTTGGAACATATTCAGTAAATATTAACCAAAATATAGGTTCACAAACAGCTCCAATATCTATGGCTACTACTGGCGGATACGGATACTTGTTATACCAAGAAAATGGTGTTGACGACAACTCAGGATTAACTACTAGAGCAATTGATTCATATGTGCAGTCTTCAGACTTTGATATTGGTGATGGACATAATTTTGGATTTGTATGGCGTATTCTGCCTGACGTTAACTTTAACGGTTCTAATGTTGCTTATCCATCTGTGACTATGACTTTAAGACCAAGAGAAAACTCAGGTACTCCTTACGGTACTGCAGATAATCCAACAGTTACTAGCTCCCAAGTTTATGGAACACCAATTCCTAGTGAATACACGATACAACAATTTACTGGACAGGTATACACTCGTTTGCGTGGTCGTCAAATGGCATTTAGAATTGAATCTAATACTATTGGAGTTGCTTGGCAGCTAGGTAGTCCCCGTATTGATATTAGGCCTGATGGAAGAAGATAATGGCTGGTAAAAATATATTATTAAAAGGCACACAAGCCCCTAACTTACCTATTGCACCAACTGAGTATACTCAGCACTATATAGACCAGATGCTTAATGCTTTGCGTCTTTATTTTACGCAGATAGATAATTTTACCCAAGCAACAGGTCTGCCTTTTTATGGCGCTACTGCAGATAGACCAGTTAGTAATGTGCAAGCACCTCTTCCGATTGGGCAACCATATTTTGATACTACTCTCGGATATCCTGTTTATTGGAATGGTTCTACTTGGATTACAGCTGTCCCAGCTTCTGCTTCCGTATCTTCATTTAGTGGTGGTACTACTGGACTAACTCCATCTACTGCTACAACTGGGGCAATTACTCTGGGTGGGGTTTTAAGTGTAGCAAATGGTGGTACAGGGTCTTCCTCAGGAGTTGCGTCTGTTATGACGGGTGCTATTCAGATGTGGCCTACTACTAGTGCCCCTACTGGGTATTTGCTATGTAATGGTGGGTCATACTCTACATCTACTTATGCGGCATTATTTTCGGTAATTGGATATACTTTTGGCGGTTCTGGTGGGTCTTTTTTACTTCCTAACTATGTAAATCGTATGCCATATGGTACAACTATTGGTGCTACAGGCGGTTCTGCAGATGCTACTTTAGTAGCTCATAGTCATGGTATTAACATTAATGACCCAGGACACCAACACATTTTTGGTGCGGATGACCAAGTAGCAAGCCAAGGTGGATATAACGTACAAAGCGGATTCTCTTATGATGCTACTTCCACTACTTCTGGTGGTGGCGTAAACTTGTATACAAAACGTACAGACAATACTAATAACCCACAAACTACTGGTATTACAGCTTCTAGCAATACACAAGGTGGAAGCGCAACAGGGGCTAATTTGCCCCCATACCTCGGTATTAACTTTATTATCAAGACTTAATTATGCTAAAATCAGTCAAGTCTAACCCTAGAAAGTACTAATATGGATGCTGGAATCGGCGAAACAATGGCAATCAGCGCCCTTATCGGTGCTGGTGTGGGTGGTGCTTCTTCTGCTGCGCAAGGTGGCGATCCCTTAAAAGGGGCTTTAATGGGCGGTGCTTTAGGTGCCGTTACTGGTGGATTTGCTGGTGGGGCTGGTGCTGGCGCTGCTGGTAGTGCTGTTGCTGATTCTACTACTTTGGTTCCTGGCGCTGTTGCTGGCGCGGCTCCTGCAGCTACTGGTACGGCTCTTACTGATGCCGCTTTAGGTTCTGGTGGTGGATTTGGTTTAACTGGTGCATCTACTGGCGTAGGTATTGGAGCAGGTAACGGAGCAGTGGGGGGTTTAATGGCTCCTACAGCCGGTATTTCTGGTTTAGGTTTACCTGCTGCGGCTACTGGCTCTTTAGGGGCTGGTGCTACTACTGGTGCAGTAGGTTCTGGTTTAGGTGGTGCTTTTGGTACAGGCCTTTCTAATATGGGCTTGGCTGCTGATGTGGGTGGTGGTTATTTGGCTGGTACTATTGGTGCCCCAATTAAAGGCGCACAAAATCCAAATGCTGCCCCATATACTGGACCTCTTACACAATTACATTACAGCCCAGGTGCATTTACTCCATCTACTCCTTCATATGCACCAGGAAGTGTTTATGTGCCTCATTATGCTGCTGGCGGAATTACCCAAGCAATGCCCCCAAATGTAGACTTTATGTCCGGTGGTGCATATCCAATGAGTCAGCAACAAACACCTCAATATAATACCCCATCCCAAATGCCAGTAGGCGCACAAAATGCCCAAATGGATAGTAACGAACCATCAACTAACCCATTAACAGGTGAGCC